CTACCCAAAAATCAGCGAAGCCTGGCCGTCGCTTTGTGGGTGAGGGGGAACCGGATTAACGTTATGCGGTTTTGAAATGACACGGGTAAAGGTTTCATGGCTGACAAACGTGCATCCACAGTTGATGTTTGTGCACTGGTTGTAGCGCTCTTTGGTCGTATTGGTGATGTAGCTCGATGATCTGGTGTGTGCGGCTTGGCCGCATTCAGGGCAATGCATCATGGCGGGGTTCTCCGTCATGTTCCCGGCTAAGGCCAGTATTGCTGGTAATTATGCACGATTAAGGGGCGTTTGCATTAGCTAAAATCTGTTCTGACGGTTTTTTGCTCGGTACGCGATCAAGTTAGGTATCGGTATTGATCTCGCAGTAGACTCTTTGCTGACAGTAGAAATAGCATGAGAGTGTCTAGATTCTAGTGCCTTATAAAATATTATCTATGTTGCTCCACATGTTGACTCATCAGATGTTAAAATGTCCTTTGATAGAATTCGATATAGCATGGATAGTTTATTTCACATAAGGCAGAAAATGGCAAAAATTAGCGAAAGATGGAAGCATAATGGGATTGTTGAAGGTTACTGCAACATTTGTGGGATATATGGTGGGCTTACTAAAGATCATGTTCCACCAAAGTGCGCTATAACATTAGGTCCTGTTCTTCAGAAAACAGTTAGTGAGTTTTTTCACGTACAGGAACCTGTAAAGCCAATAAATGCTAAAAATGGTGCCTATTTCCGAACAATTTGCAGTCATTGTAATAACGATGTCTTAGGTGGACTTGATAAATCGATTGAACAAGTCACTATGTCTTTTAAAGACCAGTTGAGTAAGTATATGACTGGTACAGTGGCATTTCCTTTCATCAGAATTCCATTTGACAGTGTATCTTTCACCAGAGCAATGATTGGTCACATACTATCAGCAACTTCAGTTGAGGACTGCAAAAAGGAACCAGTAGATAGTCCCTTCTATACACCTTTGAAAAATTATGTGTTAGGTAATAAACCAAGCTTTGAGGATACGCATGATATCTACTACTGGTTTTATCCGCACAGGATGCACATATCGGCTCAAAGTGTTGGTTTCATGAATGACGGACATGTTGCATTTATATGTGCTCTTCATTTTTTTCCTATCGGATTTATGGTTACAGTAAAAAATCAAGGGACTTTTCCAGCCCATTCATCAAAACTATGTCTTACAGACAAGTTCCTAACATTTAATATGACTTCAAGGAACTATGAATTTACAACTTTTCCTTTTGTAAGTCTTAGTGGCAATCAAATGTATGCTATTAGTAATGGTCATACTTGTGTAAGTTATCCAATTGTAAAATGACTGGTGCTGAAAATGGGGGCTATATTTTTTCTATCTGTGGGCATCATAATGATGTGAGCAATCTCCGATTTTGGCTCAGGGCTGGCAGTCATATTAGGCATTGCCCTGCGTCGTAAAGGTGCTAGATAAAATCTGAACTAATGCACATTATTCCATTTCCAGCTCGTCAATTTTGACCTCAAGATCCAGCGACGTCGTAAACCCGCTGCCGTTCAAACTGTGCGTTACTGTGACCAGCGTCCACTTTGCTTCGTCGATCTCACGCTTAAAGCCTTTGACCGCGACGGGGGCTTCCGGGTAAAGCTCTGCACGGCCGCGCGCCAGCTGGATCGAGAAAGTGGCGACGCCGCGCTGTATCCGTTCCCAGTTGGCCTTTGCCGCGCGCTGGGCGTTGTATTTTGTCGCGTAGGTATGGCGTAACACCAGGACGTTTTCATCGCTGCCGACTAAATATTCCCCCTGTTTTTCTTCCTCAACCATTGGCTTTTTCTTACGGCGGCGCTTGACCTTGACAGGCTCGCTTTTCGCCGCTCGGGTGTTTAACCAGTTGGCTACGACTCCCGTATATGCCCCGCGATCGGTCAACGTGAATTGATGACTGTCGCCCGACTGGCGATTGATTAGCATTTCTGGGATCTGTTTGCCGTTGACGGTCTGATTTTGGCCTTGTTTGAAAAACAGCAGATTACCGTTCTTAACAGCGGCCACTGCGCCATTTTCTTTCGCTATGCGGGTGATGAAACTCCCGTCCGACTCGTTGGTCTGGTCGATGTGAGGAATGGCTATATCAGCAATATTTTTATTGATGACCGGCGTTAGCTTGTTGCGAGTGGCGACGGTTTTCACGATATCGCCCAGGGTTTTCTTGTGATAGGAGTTGTCTCGCTGCACGTTTAGCGTTTGTCGAAAATCAGCGCTGCGTGCCGTGATCGTCAACTTATCCGGCGCGCCGGAATGCCCTATTTCATCCACCACAAACAGCCCTTTGTCGATCGTGCCGGTATCTTTCCAGCCGATAGCCACGGCGATGCTGACGCCGCGACGGGGTAGCATCAGGCTGCCGTCGCTGTCGTCAAGCTCGATCTCCAACTGGTCAGCCTCAAAGCCCCGGTTATCGGTCAGGGTCAAGCGAAGCAGTTTTTCGCTCACCTTCCCGGTAATATCGACGCCGTCGATTTTCAACGTAAAGGCCGGCGTATTGCTGCCGCCGATCTTGTCCAGGGTGTCGAGCAGGCTCATGATAAAAGTCCCCCGACAGTGTCAGATACCTGAGTGGCGAGGTCTTCAAATTGCTGGGATAAATCACCGAACATGTCTTTTAACCCTTCATCCGTGCGCTTCAGTGTGATGGTAAACTCGATGCGCCTGGCCGAACCGTCCTGAAAGAAAACGGTTTTGCTTCGGGTCAGGCTCTCGATCACGAACATGCCATGAATCGCGCCGCTGCCCTCGATAAGCGACCACGCCTTGCCTGTTTCCGCCATCAGCTGGATCGCCATTAGCGACACTCGGCCGCCGGTCAGTTCCGGCAATAGGACGCCGCTCAATGTGATCGTTTCATCGTCCGGCCCCAAAAACTGGCTTTGAGGTCGAAGCCCGACGCGGCTGTTTGTCGGGTGTCGCCATGACATTTGGTGCTGAAATTCCTGGTATGGAACGGTTTGCAGCATGAACACGAACATGCCTAATGCCATCATCATAATGAATCCTCACTCGAAATCGTTGTAACTGCTGTTCACCTTGGCGCGCGCCTGCCGTTCTCTCGCATCCAACTGCCTGGCGACTTCCCGCGCGATATCCAACGCGCTCTGTCCTGGCTGCGGATTGATGGTTATCGGCGCGTGGATCTCGACAATCGGCGCATTGGTACGCTGATATGATGCACTGCCGGCTGAGCGATATTGGTTCCCGGCCAGGCTGTGTGGGTGTAGCGGGGCGTCCGCTGCTGTTGCACTATTCATGAACAGGGCGGCAACGGCGGCCATTGCTGCGGTGTTTCGGCGGCTGGTGACGTTTGCCGGCCCGCTGACGATCTCCGGGCCGTACTCGCCGACAATGCCGAATTTACCCAGCGGGATACGGCCGCCTTTATCATGCTCTCCTGTGTAGCGATAGCGTATTGCATCAGCTGAATTTCCTGTCGGCCCTGGCGTCATCATGACACCGGCGCGGCGAGCCGCATCGGCAACGGCAGGGTTTTCCTGCGCCAGTTTGCGCGTTTCTGCCGACCGTACCTTGATTTCGTCCAGCTTATCCAGTACCCACTTGATTGAGTCCGTCAGCAGTTTCAGTGGGGTTAGCGCCAGCTCAATGCCTGCCGCCAGAAATTCGCCGAAGGTCTTCCCGGCCGACGCCGCACTTTCCAAATTGTCTTTTGTCGATTTCACCGGCGTCAGCAAATCTGTAAACCAGCCCCACAACGCTTTAACCTTGTCGCCTATCCAGTTGAATACCGGCATCAATGGCGCAAAAGCGTCCTTGATCGGTGCTGCGGCGCTTTTGAAGCCTTCGACAACACCGCCGAGAAACGCCTTGATAGGCTTCCAGTATTTGTAAATCAGCACGCCAGCGCCGACGATCGCGGCCGCAATCAGTCCCAGCGGGCTGAGTAGAATGCCGAACATACTCGCCAATCCGCCGAGGGCGAAGCGGAGGAATCTCAGTGGTGAGGTTGCCAGCCAGGTAAATACGCGCCCAACTCCTTTCATCCCTTTGGCTGCTGTCTGTAGTGGTGATGATGCGAATGTCATTACTGCGCGGCTAGCGTTCCCTAAGCCTTGCTTAGAGAATGTCAGCGCGCTTTTCCCTGCCTCAAGTAATGAGCGGCTGAAGCTCCCGACTTGCTTTTTAGTGATAGGCGTCGTACTGGCGAATTTCAGCATGCTGAGTGAGAGGTTAGGCAGCAGGCGAACACCTAACATGCGGGTGCTGAACCGGAGCAGGGCAAACGGGCCGAGCAGCCCGACTACGGCGATCGCCAGCGTACCGAAAACGGTCGTTGCAATAGCGGCTGCCGCCCCTATCTTAACAATGGCGGCGCTTATGTTGGGGTGCGCTTTTAAAAACTCAGCAACGCCGTGCAAAACGTTGCTGATGCCTTTGGCCGTTTTTCGTAGCCAGGCGTCGTTTTTTTCAAACAGTTCAACGCTGATATTTTCCAGGGCGGCATGCAGCATCGTAATGTCGCCTTTCATGTTATCCAGCATGGTGCCGGAGACGCGCGCGGCCTCGCCATCATACTCACCCGGCGCGCCGCGCATTTTTTGCAGCTTGCCATCTGATACCGCACGCATCAACTCACCGAATCCAGTGACCGCATACATGCCGGCAATATCTTTGAAAATCTTACCGCGATCGACGTTCCCCATTTTTGACGTCTTCTTGTCGATATCTTTCAAAATATCGACCAGGTCGCGCATATTGCCGTCTTTGTCTTTGGTTTCGACGCCTAATTTTCTGACGGTTGGGCTATTGCCAATTCTGCTTAGAATAGCGCGCATTGCCGTACCGGCCTGGCTACCTTGAATGCCCGCATTCCCCATGATCGCCGTGGCGGCTGAAACGGTTTCCAGGCTTTGCCCATATTCGCGGCCGACGCCGGCGGAATATTTCAATGACTCGCCCAGCATTGGGATATCAACGTTGTTACGAGTGAACAGTGCGGTAAGCACGTCCGCCACTCTGTCCATTTTTTCCGCCGGGATCCCCATCGCGGTTTGAATGTTTGACGCAATATCGGCTGTCGTGCCCAGGTCAATGTCGCCGGCCGATGCCAGATTCAGCATCCCCGGCATGGCTTTCAATACCTGCTCCGGAGAATAACCCGCCCTCCCGAGGAAGTATTGACCCTCGGCAACCTGGAGATCGGTAAATTTTGACGATAGCGGCAGGGTTCTCGCCTGATGGCGCATGGCCATCATTGCTGGATCTGACTTGGACGGGATACGCGTAACAGCCTGTGTTTTGCTCATCATCGCGTCAAAGTCATAACCGACGTGCAAGGCATTGGCCAGCCCGCGGCCCATCGCGCGCCCGGTGGCCATCGAGGTGTAACCTACCCCGGCAGCCATAACTTTTCGCTGATTACTCTCGTCGAATTGATGGCGCGCAGCATTCAGCCGTTTTTGCTGCTGGGCCTGTTGCTCAAGTCTTCGCTGCTGTGCTGCAAGTGCGCCGGTTGTCCCGCTGATATTGGCGCGCAGCGATCGCTGGGCCTCACCAAGTCGGTTAGTCGCCATGCCGCTGTTTTGCAGTGCGGTGCGCTGGTTTTGCAGTGACAGCCGGAGATCGGAATATTTTTGCTGAAGGCGGGCCGCTTCCTCCCTGGCCTTCTGAAATTGGCGCGCCTGCTTCGCCGTCGGGGTTTCCGTTGATTTCATGGCGATAGCCAGGCTGCGCGCTCTATCGCGTGCAGTGCTTAGCGCCTGCGCGGCGGCGGCTACCTGGGCTTTTGTCTTGCGGAAACCGTCAATTTTCCCAGCCTGGTTATCCAGCTGTTTTAATTGGTCTTTGGTGGCTTTAACAGAAGCGGCAAGCGCTTTATTGCTGGCCTGCATGGATTTAAACGGGCGGGTGACTTTATCGACCGCGCTCAGTAAAACCTGCAATCGGAGGTTTTTGTCACTCATCACTTGCCCCACTGCGGATTATGGCTTTATGCCGCCACTCCAGCAGCTCGGCCAGCGGCATTGAGTCGGTGACGGTCGGCGGCCAATGGAAGACGGCGGCAATATCCGCCGTCAGATCTTCTACTGTCAGCTGTTCAGGAAATCTGACCTGACCGAATTCGGTAAGAAAAAAATCGCCACAGCTTGCGACAGCTGATAAAGGTCAGCCGGATCGAGGTTGGCAACCTCGGCCGCCGTCAGGTTCGGCGTGGTGATGCGGGGCAATACTTTGATCAAGGAATCAACGTCGGTTTCGATCAGCGCCTGCAAACGGGTGCCGCGCAGCGCACCGGAATTCGGCTTGTTGACGGTCACTTCGGTGATCTGCGTAGTGCCGCGCACGATCGGAACGTCAAGGGTGATCGTCTGGTTGGTCGCCAGTTCTGCGCCGTCTGTCGTCTGTTTTTCTTTCATCACGTTATCCTAATGATTGGTGCTGTTTAGGCGGCCCCTGCGGGCCGCATGAAATACCTGTCAGCAGGCGATTACAAGCCGATGGCGCGGCGGTGCTCCGCCAGGCGGTCAACGCCATCAACGATCTCGACCATGTTCACGGTGTCGATTTCCATCAGGACGCTGCCGTCCCATGTCAGCTTGAAATAGGTGTTTTTGGCGCTCAGCTTGGTCTGCGTGTTGTCGCCCTGCTTATAGTTGCCATGATCAAACTCGGAGAAACGCCCGCGCATGACCACTTCGACGGCAATGATCTCGGCGGTGTCGTCACGCTGGAATGAACCGGCAAAGCGCAGGAGGATGCCGTCAACTTTGGCGATGCCCCATTGCTTGTAAATCTGCGCCTCAATGCCGCCAAGAGTGATCTCGGCGTCAAGTGCGCCATCATCCAGCCCCAGATCAACGCTGGCGCTGCCGTTCATGCCGCCGCCCCGGAATGCTTCCAGCTTTCGCGTCAGCTTCGGCAGGGTGATTTCTTCAATAACGCCCTGGTAGCTGTTGGCGTCATTGAACAGATTCAGGTACTTCAGTTTGCGTGGTAAGGCCATCGCGTCCCCCTTAACTGTTCACGTTCTGAGTGAAGTTCATCAGATACTGATCGGTGATGCGCTGGCGCAGCAGCAGGTTTTCGAGCGGCGGCACTGGCGTGTAATCGTAATCCAGCACCAGCTTGCCGGATGCCAGGACGTCCTTATGGTTGGCCGCTTCATCAATCCAGCAATTCCCGTCAACGATGTAACCGCCGTTTTTCAGCTCGCGGAATTTGGCGTTGATGCCCTCGATAATGTCTTTTGCAAGGGAAGGGTGCAGCGGCTGATCTACTGCCCACATCTGCGCCTCGGCCATCGTGTCGGCCAGCACTTGCGCGGTGCGGGTGTAGTTTTCAAACTGGAACAGCGGATCATCGGAGCAGGTGCGCGACCCCCAGAAGCGAAATCCGTCTTTTCGGATCAGCGTGGTAACGTCGTTTTGGTTCAGCAGGTTGGCATCGGTGGCCGTATCCTGCAAATCCCAATAGACGTCGGCGCTGATACCAGTCACGCCGTTAACGCCGACGTTGGACAGGGTTTTGTGCCAGCCGACCTGCTGATCCAACTTGGCGCGCAGCCCGAGCGCGCGGGCTGTTGCAAACGCGGTTGCGGATGCATTGGTCGTGGTATCCCAGCTCAGGAAATCCGGCCAAATCAACATCGCTTCGCGCTGGCTGAAGTTTTTGCGGTAGTCGATCGCCTCGGATACCGTCTTGCAGCCATAGGCGCTGAGGTAGGCGAAGGCTCGGAGGCTTTGCGCTACGGCCAGCAACTCGGAGGCAACCGCCTCGTTATCGTGGCCCGGTACACCCAGAATGCGGGGCTTAACGCCAAGCTGGCTTTGTGCGGCCAGCAAGGCTTTCATGCCGGTTTTCTTGCCCTCGGGGGTCACGCCGCCGACGATATTGGTTGTCGTCTCGGCTTCGGTTTCGCCCTGGGCGACACGCACCACGACAGTAACGGGCTTGGCCTGAGCTGCGATGGCATCCAGCGAGCGGGCGAGGGTGCCGGTTTCGCCGGCCTTGCCGCTGGCGGCCAGGACGTCGGTAATTAACACAGGGGTGTTTAACGGAAATGCTTTTGCGTCGGCGTCGTCACCGGTACAGACCATGCCGACGATGGCGGTGCTGACAGTGGTGATGGTGCGGGTGCCTTCGTTGATTTCCTGCACGCGCACGCCGTGGTGATAGTCTTGAGCCATTAGGCGGATCTCCTGTAACGGTGTTCCCCTATGGTGGCGGTGGTGCGCGGTTAATGCATGCGGTGGGCTTTGTGTGGTGGCTGGCACAAGGTGGCGCGCCAATCAGCGCGGCAGGATGGATGGTGATTACAATGACGGTATTTGCCGTAAAAATAAAGCCCCGCATGGGGCTTAGGCTACACGGTGCCACAGCATTTGCAGCTTATGGCGCTCGACAACGTTGATCGCCTGGCCCTGGCCGAGCGCTTCGGTTTGCGCCCAAACGGTATGAGCGTGCGCCGGCACAGTGACCTCGTGGATATGGTCTTCTGCCTCGCTGGTATAGTTGCGCTTTCTGTGGCTGTCGTTATCGGAGCCAACGATGTAATCGAAATCCCACGGCTCACCGGGAGCGTCCATCCCTCCCTGATGCTTGTGTCTACCCGCCAGCGTTGTTTTCAGCGTCTGCGCCCCTTGCTCACTTGTGCTTCCCGACACATTCAGCACCGACTGCGGCAGGTTGGCGCGCGTGATGCTCACCGTATCGCTACCGCCTTGGGTGCCAACGTCTGAACCGTCCGCTTTTGCCGTTCTGATCGTCAGGTGTTCGCCGGCATACTCCCATGTTGACCACGGCCATTTAGTGTTAGGGTTCACGTTCTGATTGAACAGGCGCGACGAGCCGACGGGGTTGTCTTGTTCCCAGGCGTCACGGATTGCCGTTTTTACTGCGGCGGCGATCGCCTTGTTTACGCTTTCGCCCAGCTCGCCGATCGCTTCGTCCGTGTAGTCCTTGGCCGCGTCTTCCGCGCCCTTGACGTCCTCGGCGGTGGCCAAAATCACCGACGGATCGGCAATCAGCTCTACGGCGGCTGTACTGCTTACCTTCAGCTGCATCCTGATTATCTGGAAGCGGCCCGAACCCTCTGCCAGCAATGGCTTGTAGGTTTCCGGCATGTTGCCGACGGCGATGCATTCGCCATCGTCGGCGTAGAGCGCCAGCTCGCGCAGCCAGAAGCCGCCGATCTGCGGTGGCATGATCATTTCAGCTTCGATGACGCTGGCGTCACTGTCAGCGATCACCAGCTTATTCAGCATTCCCCGATACTGCTCGTTAATCAGGCCGGCATGGGCGGCGTTTGGCAAGGACAGTTGACCGCCGGCATCGCCGACGGCCATTTCCGCGATGGCGATCGGTGTTCCCGTCACCGCTGCATTCGCCAGGCGCTCTGCGCCGGCGGCAGTGATCAGCGTGAGAAACTTTTTATCAGCCATATTTTCACCGTTAGTTAACGAACTCGCCGCGCAAGCTCATGATGGTTTTCAGCATGTCGCGCTTTTCGGCCTGTTCCTCGGCAGTCAGTACACGGTTATAAACGGCGAATGCGCCCATGATGCCAGGTAATCCCATGTTTTGCTCTGGGCTGGGCGAGCCGTTAAGGATAATCGGCCGGGTCGATTTATTGCGTTTTGTGATCGGTGCTGAACGACGATCGCCGCCGGCGCGAGTGATGGAAGCCTCTGTGTTTGAAATCGTCACGGTGAATCGCGTCCATCCTCCAACAGCGCCCCCGTTTTCGACAGAGGTCAGTGCCAGGGTCCCCGTTTGGCCGTTGGTCACATCACCGGTTGCAATTTGCAAAATCAGTGCACCGTTTGGTTCGATGCGCAGCTGAATACCTGAGAAGGGCGCGACGCCGGGATAGAAGTTTGAGAACAGGCGGCCGCTGATGTCGGGCTTGTTCATGTTGATGCACAGCGCGAACGTCATTTCGTCCGTCTCAATAATGCCCGTGTCAGCGCCATGCGCGGCGTCAGCAACGGTGATCATGCCGCGCTTGGTAAACTCGTTTTCAGTTACCAGATCGCGCGCGTTGCCGCTGGAGTCATATTTATCCTGCATGCTGTAGGTTGCTACGCTGGCATCATCATTTAGCAGCATTTCAGGCTCTGCCAATTCCAAATCACCGGCATTAACAACGCCATCACAAATAATAATCATACTGCCTCCCGTTTTAATAATCCCATCTGTCCGACGCTGATTGTTGCCGCATTGGCCGCGATAATGACGTTTATTTCCGTGACATCTGCGGGGACAATGACGTCATAGCTAAATGTCATGAATCCGTCCGTTGAGTGATTCCACGTCCTGATCCCGGCCAGGTTTGTTTTATTGGCGTCATTGGCTTCGAGATAACAGGCCGTTGAATTTTTATCCGTAACGTCGGCCTTCATCCTGAAGCTGAATGTGCGCACATCGCCCGGTGATACCGTTACCGTCTGCGATACGCGTGCGATTGTCGTCCCTGTTCCGATGACGGTAAGCACATTGCCGACAACGGCGGGATCTGTCGAAATAGCGACACTGCCGGTCATCACCACCCAGCCGGCCGGCGCGCCGGCGGCGCTATCCAGAAACAGGGGGTTAATGATGGCGTTTGGCCCGTCCTGTGTCGTGGGATTGGCAATCGCCAGTTGTGGGAATATCGGCATGGTGTAGGGTTCCAGCGCTGATGCCAGCGCTTTACCCATATGGTATGCGCCCAGCGCGACCGGGTGAGAGGGATCCGGCTGTCCGTTCCCCAGCACGCCGTTATAGCCTTCTTTCCAGCCGTCAGTGGCCGGGTCAACGGTGGCGGCCCGCATATCAACGAACGGATAGCCCTGCTGGCTGGCGTAAGCCCGCAAAAACGCATTGATGGCGTTCTCGCGGCTTTTAAGGGCCGGGTCGCTATTATTTTGCGCCGCCATGCTGCATACGACCGGAATAATCCCGTTTTTTCTGAATTCGGTCAGGATGTATTTGACGTTGCTGGTGATTACAGCGATCGAGAATTTAAAACTGCCGTCGCTGTTTTTCTGGATCACATCATTACGACCGCCGAGAAACGTAATAAAGCGCGGTTTTGCTGCAATAGCGGGCTTGAGATGATCGCGGATCATGTCCGCCGTGGTATAACCGCCGGTCGCCCATTGGCCGACGTATTTTATCCGGCCATTGCTAAACAGTGACGCCCACATCTGCCAGGAGCGCGCGTTATACGTCCAGCCGCGGGGCTTGCCCGCGTCTGCGGGATTGCGGCCGTTGTCGGATATTGAATCCCCGAACCCGCCCAGAGTGTTCTGCAACAGCCCAATATGCGTTTCTAACGGTATGCCGCGATATTCAAGTGTGCCGGCGCCATCATCACGCACGGCTAGCAGGCGCTTGTCGCCCGTGACCAGATTAAACAGATACCCAGGACGAGCGCGGCGCAATGCCGACGGCCCGATAATCAGCTCACGTAAGATATTCATGTAGTCGGAGAAGGTTTTACCGGGCATCTCTTTTTCACTGTTCTCATTTATCGAGAACATGCTCGCCCCTTGGCGGCTGACAAAATCGACCGGCTTTCTTGTGCGCGGCATGGTCAGTAAGCCCCGCGTGCGCTTGTCGGTTGTTGACGCCAGCAGCTCGACCGCTTCAACGAATGCCGCCGTGACAATTTTCTTACCGGTAGGGGTGGCGATGCCGTTCACATTCTCGTATTGCTCAACCCAATAATTGGTAATGGGGGAGTTAACGGAGAACAGCCGGCGGGTTTCGGTGCCGGCGTTGATCGCCGCCTGCGCCTCGTCGACACTGTCGTAAATCTTGGCATCGCTCATCACGGACGTGTTGAGCTTATCCACGTCGTTTTTGAGCGACGCAGTGCGGTTTGCTAACTGCCGCGCCTGGATATTCGCCACACCATTTCGCCCGCCGGAGACGTCATCACCGCGCTTGATTTGGTAGATCGAATCTTCCCACTTCGCTTCCTCTTGTAAGTCAGCCATTTGATTCCCCGGAGTAATGGTATCCGCTGCCGAAACGCGGAATGCCGTTGTATTTAACGCTGTCGTCCGGCTCGTAGTCGGACGGGTAAACAGTGACGATATCGCCGTCATGTACCGTGACGGCGGAATAAATAAAACCGCTGACGGCGGTCGCAATATTCAACTGGGCGATATGGCGGCTAACCGGCCTGGCGTCGCCAATCAATCGCTCCAGCTCCCTGACGATTTCGTCAGTGATCCCGACGTCGTTCACGTCGATGGTGAGACGGAACGTGCCGCGCGGGTCGGCGACTTCCCACCACTCGGCGATCGACATTGAAAAACCCATTGCGTCAATGACACGCCGGATGGCGGCAACCGTTCCTTTGCGGCGATGAATGTAAAAGGCATCCGTCACGGCCTTGCGCTTCTCTGCCGCCGTCCATTTCTCGTCCCAGCGGTCTACTGAAAATGCCCAGGCCAGATAGGGCAAAAACTTTACCGGGCAGCACGCCGGGTTCCACAGGTCACGCAGCGGGACGTTCAGATCGCTGATACCGGCGCACGCCTCCGCTGCTCGCCGCTCAAGCTGCGATGAACCAGGCGGCAATAGGCTATTCATCTGAACCGCCGATCCTGATGTGGTAATCGGTGCAGTTGGCGGCCTGGGTACGATCTAGCACCACGTCAGCGAGCGGCGCGGCCAGTTCAACGCGCTGCACGCCCTGGGTATGCAGTGCGGCATAGATGGCTGATAGCCGAATATCACGGCCCAGCCGGCGCTGCTCGTTGATGTAGTTTTTTAGACGCAGCTCAGCATCGGCCATGATCGGCTCAATCGCCGGGCCTGGGTAAACGTAGAGCGTGGCATCAATCTGATAGTTAACAATTTTTGCAGACTGCACGGTCAGGCGGTCGGCAACCGGGCGGACTTCCTCGTCATTCAGCGCGGCGCTGACGGCGGCCAGCAGCTCCGGCGATGCCGTGCCGTCGCCGTCGCGGGATAACACGCTGATTGTGACTTCTGCCGGCGCAGGGCTGATGGCGGAGGCATCCGCAACTTTGCCGTCAGCGCTCTGCGCATGAAATTCATAGGCCCCGGTCGGGCCGGCGACGCTCATACCTTCGAAGGCGGCGGGGACGCGCTGGCGCAGGTCGGCATCGCTTTCCATCGTCGGCGGTACGGGTGGGACAGCACCCGGATCACCCTGATCGATCACCAATCGTTTCACGTCGTTGTTGGCGGCCAACTGATCGAGGTCGCTGCTCATGGCGTAGGCCACCATTACGGCCTGCGCTGCCTCATTGACGCGCTGGCGTAACAACACCTCACGGTATGCGGATTCTTGCAGAACTTTGACGATCGGCTCGGACTCATAGACCAGCGTGCGGCGCACTGCTTCCCGTTCTTCCTCCGGGTACAGGCTGATCAATCGCTCTTTGCGCGCATCAAAGAGCGTTTCATAGTCCAGCGCTTCAATGACATTGGGGCGAGGTAGCTGACTCAGGTCAATCGTCGCCATTATTGCCCCCTGATCGGTAATGAAAATTGAACGCGGCCGGCGGTATCGGTTCGGTTGCCGACCAGGTCAACAACCATTTCCCCGTCCATGTTCGATGTGATGTTGACGGCGGTCAGGGATATACGGTCTTCCCAGCGCAGCACCGCACCATAAACAGCGGCCATCATCTGAAGCTTGAGCGCCGGATTTTGCGGCTGGTCGATCAGGGCCGACAGCTGCGAGCCGTATTTGCGGCGCATGACGCGGCTACCGACGGGTGTGATCAAAATGTCGCTGACAGACTGGCGGATGTGGTCGATCTCGCTGATAGCCTCGCCGCTGTTACGGTTCATGCCGAGATACATCATGATGTTGGCCCCCCGGTGTTGCCGCCGCCGTTCTGCACATTGCCGTGATAATGCAGATGGACGATCACGCCGTTGGAGTTAAAGCCTCCGCCGGTGTGGGTGATGTTGCCGTACATCTCGCCGCCGTACTTCAGCAGCAGCGATCCGGCGATCAGCTTGTTGGTGCATTCCACGATGGGCGCATCCAGCGTGATCATCTGGCCGGCGGTAACGACGACGACGTTTGACGTGGCGCTGATTTTCTCAGCGGTCTGGATATCGGCGTATTTCATGCCGCGCGCCGTTAGCGTGCTGTTTTCCGGCTCGTACTCAATGACTGCGCCGTCGGGAAAATCAATGCGGACGGCGTCAGGTGAAGCGGATGGCGCAGGGTGCTGATCTGAGAACACAGCCGGCAGCACAAAGCCGGTGGTCAGCTCACCGAAAATGCTCAACACGATCACTTGTTCGCCCACCGACGGGGCCGACCAGAAGCGCACCCGGCCGGCGCGCAGCGTCAGCCAGTTCAGCCAGTCGGTTTCATTTGCGCCGGTTAATACGCGGCATAAGCCTTTCGCCGTATCCACGTCGGACACGGTACCGATGCGCACAATGTTAGCCAGGCGGCGGCGTAGTTCAGTGAGGATTGCATTCATACCGCCAGTGTGACGCGTGCGGGCGCGGGGGGCATGTGATGCGCCTTGTGCCAGCGATGGCACAAGGCGGCGGGGAGAGGCGTCAAAAAATTAGGAGTTACCAAGCATTGGGGCCATATGAACCTTGACAGATATTCTTAGCTTCTTGCCAGGGACTACCACTAGACAACTGCTGTAAACGACTTTCTTCGCCAGCAGCCCTCATAAACCATCTAAAAAAATCATCGTCGCTCCAAGAGCGTCGCTCGCTCAATGAGACTTGAGTCAATTTTTGACGCACTACTCGTTCAAATTCCGCTCTTTGCATTTTTTCACCTGTTACTGATATCCATGGAATAGGAAATATTATCAGAAAACACGTTATTTATCGGGATGCTATGTGACTGAGCGCCAGATCCTTGATCCATTCGATATCGTCGTCAGTAAAGCCGAGTAGTTGCCGGCGCTCATAACGCACTGTCGGGCCGTTCCGGCTGACTTTATCACGCAGGCCGTAATGGTGGACGGCGGACAAATTCGTCACGCCGGCGGCGAAGGTGACGGCGGCTTCATCGGGGCCGGATTCCGTTTTCATAAAGCGCGCGGTGCGCAAGCGCGTGAACATCTTGCGGCGGATACGGCCCTGTTTATCCCGGCGTTTGTTCTTGCGCGGGACGTAGGGGGAACCGTCCGGGTTTTTTTGCTCTTGGATATGCTTTTGCTGGCGTTGGCGTAATTCTTTCGCCACCTGGCGCGTGAATACGCGCCGCGACTGCGGGGAAAGCTGTTGGAGCAAGACGGAAAGGGTGTCGTCCAGCGTCTGGAAATCGTCTAAGCGGCCCATGCTGCCACCTTCCGGCCCTGCATCCAGATTTCAAACTCGGTGACGTTGTTTGGCGGCGGAGGCGGTTCCTCGGCGTGGCTGACGTGCAGCTTGCCGTTCTCCTCTTTGACGATCACGCGCTCCGTCAGTTTCAGATCAATGCTGATATCCCTCACCCCGTTATTCAAGAAATCCGCCTCGAAGGTGAAGCCGTCGCCGCGCTTGTCCGTGTTCGCCATAATGTCCGGCTGATTGGTGCGTAGCCAATGCAGAATAGGGACGATCAACAGATTGGCGTCGTCGGCGTAGTTGGTCACGATCATGTTGAGGGTGTATTGATACTCAAACGACAGGGACGGGGCAAAGGTGCTGTAAATAGTGCCTTTATCAATAAAAATATGCAGGAAATCAGGATTCTCTCTGATGTGATTGACGGCGTCGCCCAAGGCGGCGCGCAGGGAGTCGGGTTTTAGCATGGCAGCTCCTACGGTTGCGTCAGGCAGACGTCGCGAATGTAGTCTTGCAGCCCGGCGATCTGGCTATTGGCGGTTTCTATTCGCTTTCTGAGGGTGAAATAATCCCGTTGAGCGGCGTCAGTAAGTCGGGCTGCGGTTGCATCAACCATGCCGGCGGTGCCGGAGGTCGGGCATGAGGCGTTGAGGCGCAGCCGGCGGCGGCCAGCATCAACATCGCGTTGCAGATCATCAATTTTATTTTTTGCATCGGTCAGCTCTCGGCTTCGGTTTTCGTCAATAGTGGCGACGGCTATTTGTGTTTTATTCTGCCACTCGATCTGGCCGGCCAGTCTCTTGTTGTCGCGTTGCAACGTTTCGCGTTCCTGGCGCAGCCCCTGATTGCTGTAAACCAGAAACGCCAGCGCACAAAGCGCGATCAGCGTGACGCCGGCGGCCAGGCGGGTCATTTCTGCCCCCAGGTGCAGACCTCGTGTTCAATATCGCGGCGATTCATTAAGCCTTTCCACGGCTTACCGCCGGCATAAATCCACTGGCGCAGGCCGTCGCATGCGCCGGCATAGTCGCCGGCGTTCAGCTTGCGCAGCAGGGACGAGCGCTCAAAGGCGCTGACACCCACGTTATAGCTGAAACTGATCAGGGCGGCTTTCTGGTACTCCGACGCCGGCACTTTTACCGAACGATTGACCGATCGCGCAAAGGGGATCAGGTCTTTGTCCAGAATTGCCTTGCATTCCGCCTGGGTGTAGCGCTTGCCCGGCACGATATCGGCCCCGGTGTGGCCGTAACATACGGTCAGCACGCCGGCCACGTCGCGATAGGGTTCAAATCTGACGCCCTCAAGCTCTGGGATCATCAATGTGGCGATCGCCAGCGCGCCAGTGCCGGCCGCACCGAACAACTTTTTCCGCAGGGCAGGCGACATTATTCGGCTTCCTTATTGAAAAGCCCGCGTTTCGCCGGCGGCTCGGTAATGATCCCGGCGTTGACGCCTTTCTCATAAGCCCGCGTGCGCCGCCAGTCGAAATAGGTCTGCGTGAGATAGGTGAACAGGCCCAGGATAAAACCGCCGATCACGGCTGCCTGATTCCAGTCAATGTGGCGAAACCAGTCGATCAGCCCGCCAGTGCATAAGCCGCCGGCAATGCAATAGTTAATACCGGCGGCAATCTTTTCAGTCATGAGTTTCATTCTCCACCTCCCGCGCGCTGGGTTTAATCCCACAGTTGCAGGGTCTGAACCGATTCGGATTGAACAATGTCCGGCATGTCGACCGGGTAGCCGTGCGGCAATATCGGCCCCTGGCCTGCCAGACCTGGATTATTCAGCAATACTTGCTCGGTCACGTCCTGCGTCTTGCCGTAGTAGCGCTGGCACAGCGCATCAACGGTGTCGCCCTGGTGTGCATACACCTTCATCAGATCAGCTCGACCGTCATGCGCGGCAGCGATTGCAGATCATTGATGGCCCAATCTGCATCGCGGCGGAGATCATCGATCGACGGTTCGATAGCGTCGGCGCGCTTTGAACCGGATGCCGTGGCGTCGAAGCTGCGAAAACGCTCGGTAACGCTGGCCTGAGTCAGGCAGAACACGGCGCGGCGATAAAGCTGCACGCGGGTGCTCTCGTCGTCCAGGTGATCGGCGGGAACCTGTTCCAGTTCGCTGTAGCCCGCGCGCTGTTGCTGCTTGCGCCAGCCTGCCAGCCGATCGTTGACTTCGTTTATGGCGTTCCGCGCCGCCTCAAGCAGACGCGGCTGGGTGATGGTGCCGTCCTGCCGCATGTCTTCGCGGTACTGTTTCAGGTCGATATTCGGCCAAAAGTCCGTATTTTTGATGACGGTGCTGGCCGGCGGCGTCGGCTGCTTGGCGATGTCGATTTCCAGCGCGTTGCTGGGTTTCTTGTCGCCGGGTGCGGGTTCTATTGCGATGCTGACCATACGTTTTCCTGTAGGTGGGCGGTGGACGGGAGCGTTGATGCGGTTTAAACCTGTCGCGGCTCCCGTGCCGCCCTCGCCGGGGGCGATTCGGTTAACTTCCTGCCTGAATAACTTTTTCCAGCTGCTTGATATCCGTTTTTACGCCGGAGTTTTCATCTTTCAGCAGGGCTTTTTTCAGCATGTCCAGTGCCAGCACGGCGTCGCCGTCCTGTCGCAATGCATAGCCAACAAACTTGAACAGACGGGCTTTCACCCGATCTGGCATGTCCTGATTTGCCAGCAGTTGCTGCGCACGTTGCAACTGCGCCGTGTTCAGCGGCCGGCCGGCTGAAAGATCACGCTGTGCAGCGGCTGCGATCTCTTCAGCGAGCAGGCAACTGGTCGAGCGGTCGAAACCATCGGGCGCAACCAGATCGTGCCGAATGGCGTACTCGCCGATATCAAGGGCATATTCCAGGTTGCCAATATCCAGAAACCAGACCAGCACGCGCATCAGGATCGCATCCTGCCGGCCTGCGTCGCTTTGCAGCACACCGGCCACCCACGGCATGTAAGTAGGAAGCATGCCGCGCTTCAACTCGGCTTTGGTTTCGTGGGACTCGACACCGCTCAGCCGCGCCAGATCCTGCTGCATCTTGAACAGCAACAGGTCGTAATTGCCTAGATGGCTCAGGCTGGCCGCCTCATCCAGTGAGGCGGACTGCTGCGCGGCAATGTAGTGCTTGTGTCTGCGTGCCGGGCTGCTCATGGATTAGCCCTCCGTGTTTTCCGTTGGCTGTTGCACTGGCTGCTGGCCGGCTGGCGCAGTGGCTTTCGCCTTCAGGATCTGGATATTTTCGATCAGCGCCACGCCATCGTAGTCTTCAACGACATAGGCTTCGTTGACGGACTCGTAGTTTTCGATGCGGTCGCGTTTCGGGTTGTCGATGATGTGGCGGCGGCGCGTGCCGTCTTGCCAGTAGATCGACAGGTTATCCAGTCGGGTGATGAAAATGGTGTTGTCAGGGAAGGACGGAACACGCACCGCCTGCAAGCCGCCCAGCCGCTTCTGGCTGATGATGATATCGGCGGCCAGGGCTTCAGTGTTCGGCTGTTCCTGGTTGACGAGCGGGAAATATTTGTCCGCCAACAGGGAGCGGCCGACAACGGCGACCAGCTCGGTGTCGTCCTGGAACCAGGGCGCGATCAGCTCGTTGACGGCATCCATCACCAGCGCATCCAGGTTGTGATAGTCGCCATCTATACCGATGCGGATTTTTTCCGACACGACGCTGCCGTCCTCGCCCAGCACCTTATCCATCACCTGCTCTGGCGCACCTTTGCGAACTTTCTGCAACCAGCCGATGTTAACGTCCTGCAACAGCTTATTGACGGTGATATCCGAGGTTTTAGCCCGGCTGATGCCGTTCCAGCCGATCATGATGCGGTCGAGGCCCTGGCGCTTCACGATCTGGTTGCGAATACGGATCTGGAAGTCTTTGAACTTGGCCCAGGCGTCCAGCTTGGAATATTTCAGCGCGGTGTCAAAGTTGGTCTGGGTACACACATAGCCACTTCGTCCAGGCTGCTTGGATCCATCGGTTCACGTTCTTTGTCGTCGGTATTGGTCGTACTGGCGATGGGGCGGTCAATGCCCAGACCGACTTTAGAGCCGCTCTGTTCGTCAACGGGAATGATGTTGATCTGTTTCAGAAAGCTGCTGCTTTCCTGAATCTTGTCTTCCAGACGCTGCGTTACCGTCGGATCAACGGTGAATTTTGCGGCTACGTCTTCAGGTTCGATGTGGTTCAGGTTCGCGACCTGGCTCAGCAGCATTTTATATTGCTTGCGGGTATTCGGTTTCATTGATTGTTCCTTGTTCCGGTCGTTTATGTCGATGCGGTGCCTGTTTTCGCCGTTAGCCCGTCAGCAGTCGGTTAAGACGCTATCGCCACTGCCGGTAGACAGGTCGCGGCGATGGGTAGAACGGTCAGAAGTGCTGAGGGTGGCTTTCAGCTCGGAAAGCTCGGTTTTCGCGTCTTTCAGCTGGCTTTCCAGCGATTCGACGGTGGTTTTCAGGCCGGAAAATGCTTCGATTTTGGTTTCAAGCCCTTGCTGGCGTTCTGCGACAAATTCCACCGCCTGATGAACGTCGGAAAAACGGCCGTCATCGGAGTGCTGTTTTTTGCTGAACATGGCCTTGATTTGGGTCAGAAGGTTCGGTTTGTCGGTTTCTGGCGCGTCAAATTCCATCACGGTTTCTTCCATCGCCCCGAAGTGCAATCCGCTGGTTTCGGCCAGGTTGTTGGCGGTGAATTTCATGACTTCACTACCCAGCGACGCCGGATTGTCGGTAAACGCCAGCCCGGTCAGATAGGCTTTGCCGGTGTCGGCAAATTGCGGGTAATACTCGATACTGGTGTAAATTTTTTGCCGATCGTTGTTCAGCTTCACCAGTCCATCCGTCGCATCAACCTGCGCCAACAGCGCCAGCTTGCCTTTCAATTGGCCGGAGGTGATTTCCTGCGCCTTCAACGCGACGACGTCGCCCTGGGCCTTAAAATCGCTGTTTGGGAAAATGCTCAGGTAGTGCTCAAGGTTGGCGCGCGCCGGGCGGAATGCTGGCGAGAACGTTTCCGCCATTTCTTCGATATGACGGCGTTCGATTTTGCGGCCGTCACTGGTCGCGCCTTCAACGGCGACGCGGAAAAATTTTGATATTGGCATGGGTAAGCCCCGATCAGTCAGCAGATGGGCCGGGATTGGCCGTGTTTGGCCTATGTTGGCTGGGGCGGGATGGCGGGACAACGCGGCGGCTTTGTGTGGTCGATGGCACAAGGCGCTTTAGGGGTGTTGGTTGTGGCGCGTAGGTAGCCTTTCGGTATTGAAACGTTGAAATTCAGGCCGATAAAGCATGAGCGCTACTACTATCAGCACCGATCTTGATCCCCGCCGTCAGGCCATGTACCTGTATTGGCAGGGGCTTCGCGTCACTCGCATCGCCGAAATGATCGGGGAGAACCCCGTCACGGTACACAGTTGGAAACGCCGCGACAAGTGGGACGATTACGGCCCGCTCGATCAGATGCAGATCACCACCGCCGCACGCTATTGCCAGCTGATACTGAAGCCGGAGAAAGAAGGGCGCGACCTCAAGGAAATTGACCTGCTGGCGCGCCAGGCGGAACGGCACGCGCGCATCGGCAAATACAACGGCGGCGGCAATGAGGCAGATCTCAATCCCAACATCGAGAGCCGAAACGCCGGGCCGCGCCGGCGCACGCAAAAGAACGTTTTCACCGACGAACAGCATGCCCGGCTGAAAGAAATCTTTCTCGAACAGATGTTTGCCTATCAGCGGTGCTGGTATGAGGCGGGGCTGTCAAAAGATTTTCGTATCCGCAACATCCTGAAATCGCGCCAGATCGGCGCGACGTACTATTTTGCACGCGAAGCCCTGATCGACGCCCTGGACACGGGGCGCAATCAGATGTTTGTTTCCGCATCCAAGGCGCAGGCGCACCAGTTCAAAAACTACATCACCGCCTTTGCGCAAGAGGTCGATGTGGAGCTGCGCGGGGAAACCATCATCCTGCCGAATGCGGCGGAATTGCATTTCCTCGGCACCAACTCCAACACCGCCCAGGGCCGGCCCGGCAATCTGTATCTGGATGAGTATTTCTGGATCCCAGGATTCAAGAAACTGCGCCGCGCCGCATCGGGTATGGCGTCGCAAACCCGCTACCGGTCGACCTACTTTTCCACCCCGTCGAGCATGACGCATGAGGCTTATTCCTTCTGGAATGGCACGCTGTTCAATAAGGGGAAATCCAAGGAACGCCGCCGTGAAATTGACGTTAGCTATAAACGCCTGGCCGGCGGCGTGCTCTGCGAGGACAAGCAATTCCGCCAGATTGTCACCATTGAAGATGCGTTGCGCGGCGGCTGCGACCTGTTCGACCTCGACGAGCTGCGGGAGGAAAACAGCGATGAAGATTTTGACAACCTGTTCATGTGTAACTTCATCGACGATACATCGTCCGTCTTCCCGATGGGTGAAATGCAGCGCTGCATGGTGGACTGCTGGGAGCACTGGACGGACGTCAAGCCGTTTGCGTTGCGCCCGGTAGCGTCGCGCGAAGTCTGGATCGGTTATGACCCTGCCAGTTCTGAAGTTGGCGACAGCGCCGGGTGCGCGGTCATCCTGCCGCCGCTGGTTGCCGGCGGGAAATTCCGTGTGCTGGAGCGCCATCAGTGGCGCGGGATGGATTTTGCGGCGCAGGCCCGCAACATCAAGGCGCTGACCGAACGTTACAACGTGAGCTATATCGGTATTGACAACACCGGCCTGGGCCGCGCGGTGTCGCAACTGGTGCGCCAATTCTTCCCTGCGGTGAACGCCATCAACTACAGCCTGGAAATGAAAACTGACCTCGTGCTGAAGGCCCGCGACGTGATCCGCTCCGGCCGCCTGGAGTTTGATGCCGGCGCGTTGGATATCGCCCAGGCGTTTATGTCCATCCGCAAGCAAATGACGGCCACCGGCCGCCGGGCAACCTATGTCACCAGCCGCGCCGAAGGCGTCAGCCACGGGGATGTGGCCTGGGCCGTCATGCACGCCTTATTCAATGAACCGCTCGAAGGGGCAACCGGTAGCAATACAGGTTTTATGGAGATCTACTAAATGAGCAAGCGCAACCGGGGCCGCAAGCACGCCCAGCCAACGACACAAAAACAGACTGGCGCGCAGCACGTCGAGGCGTTTACATTCGGCGACCCTATCCCGATGCTGGATCGCCGCGAAATACTGGATTACCTGGAATGCTGCGTCGTCGATCGCTGGTATGAACCGCCTATCTCGTTCAACGGCCTGGCGAAGACGTTCCGCGCGGCGGTGCATCACAGTTCACCGATCACGATGAAGCGCAACATCTTAGTGAGCATGTTCAAGCCCCACCGGCTGCTGTCAAAGCAGGATTTCAGCCGCTATGCGCAGGATTTCATGGTGTTCGGCAACAGCTTTATGGAGTCGCGTTACAACCGCCTCGGCGGGATAATGAAGCTGGTTCCCAGCCTGGCGAAATATACCCGCCGTGGCGTCAATACTGATTCTTATTGGTTCGTGCAATCGTGGGCGGAGCCGCATCAGTTTGAAGATGGCACCATTTTTCACCTGCTTGATCCGGACATTAATCAGGAGATCTACGGCGTTCCTGAATATCTTTCCTCGCTTAACTCCATTTGGCTGAACGAGGCCGCAACGCTGTTTCGCCGGAAATACTACCTCAACGGCAGCCATGCCGGCTTTATCCTGTACATGAACGATGCCGCGCACAAACAGGAGGATATCGACAACCTGCGCAAAGCGCTGAAGGAATCGAAAGGGCCGGGTAACTTCCGCAATTTGTTCATGTATGCGCCGGGCGGTAAGCCGGACGGCTTGCAGTTGATCCCGCTGGCAGAGGTGGCGGCGAAAGATGAATTTTTGAACATCAAGAATGTGACGCGCGACGATCAGCTGGCGTCCCAGCGCACGCCGCCGCAGTTGATGGGGATTTTGCCGAATAACACCGGCGGATTCGGGGATGTGGAAAAGGCCGCGCGGGTATTTGCGATTAATGAGCTGGCCCCGTTGCAGGAACGCCTTTGCGAGCTAAACGACTGGGTAGGGGAGGAGGTGATCAGCTTCAACCCGTATGAACTGCTCAAGAATGACCAGTAACTTATTAAGAAGTTGCTTGATGTGTGCAATGTAAACCGCCGAAAGGCGGTTTTTGCATTCTTATGCGACGCTATTCATATCGCATTCGTTATCCGTGCGCTGTTGTGACATGTCACAGACATTTTTTTTCATGAAAATGTCGCGTCACACAGCTGTTGAAAATTAAAATGTGACGTGGCAGGATAACGCCAAGTCGCCCGGCATGCTCAATGTCGGCACGCAACCCGCAAACGCGTTTTTTGCAGAGATCGAAAGTGATTCTTTGCCAAAAAAACGCCGCATATCCTAAGTGCAACAATCCGCATAGTTCATTGCATACCCAATCACCCCGCAAAACCGCACCAGACAAGGCTTTAGCGCCTTTCTCCGACTGCATAAAAAGTGAATTGTTAAGCATGCAGCGTGGGGGCGGGGGGGACGGCACGGAACAGGGGATCGATGGGGATCGTTTTTCCTGCCTATCCCCCGCAAACCCCACACCGTATTCACCTGCGCATCGCTGCGAGGCGATCAGATTTGATGTGCGATCGTTGATGCAAAGAAAAAGCGTCTCGCTGTGTGGCGAATAGGCGCTTTGGTGGGGGTGGTAATGTGCGGGTTTTTTATGTCGCTTGGCTGCTGTTATTCATTTTCGTGATTTTTTATTCGCCATTCGATTTTTTAATAACAAACATGACTTGTGAATCTTCTGTGTCAGAGAAAGTAGAATCTAAAGGAAGAGAAAAACAATCACTGCTAGCGTCTAAGGGTAACATGTAACTTAGCAGCGACACCGAATATGCTAATTTAAAATTTACTCTTTAACCAACAATTAATTACGTTATAAACAAGCACAACTACTTAATTACTGTGCTTGTTTAATTTAAAGTTAATTTTTTATTAAATTTCAGGTAGTATTTTCTTTATCTCATCCTCTGCCAAATAGTTCCATCCGTTAGCCTCATCTTCTTTGGCTTCTGCAACTGCTTTTTTTAGTTTTTTTATAGCGTTTTGCTTCCATTGAGGTGCTAGATACGAGCAATGAATTGATTCGACTGCGCTGTAAAAATAATCCTTTAAATTATAGCAAAATAAAAAGTTCATACTCACTATGGTTTTTTCTAATTCATAAGATTCAAAGACATATCCTGCATTAGCATTCCAATATTTTAATACTCTTATTAATGGTTTTATTAGGTGGTAGTTATTCTTGTTCTTTTCCGTTAGGCTAATGTTAAAAGCATTGGGATCTGTGCTAATCCAGGTTTGGAAATTACTGGCGGGAGCAGGGATTTGATACCCATAATATACGTTATATAAGGCTGGGACTAGCTCAAATGTAATGTGATTTAGGTTTAATCGTATGGTTGGATGGCTTTGCTTTATTTCTGATGCAGTATAATAGTATTCAACGAAACTTTTCAATCTATTGAGATAAGCCTGTGGTTGATGGCCTGTACTATTGAATACAATCATGTAATCAACATCAGATTGAGGATCGTACCTTCTTGGAAGCATCGTGTATCTGGTATTTGACCCAAAAATAAAATGATTGGTTACATCGTTGGTTGAAAAATAACGTCCTAATCTTGCTCTCAGTGTGGCTATTGATGTTGTAATTGAACTATCTTTCAAAATTGCATTGCTAGCAATGGAGTCTAAATATGTTTTGACACTCATTTCTTTTCCTTATCAACGTCGTACCTGACGAAATCATTTTCGAAGTCAGATTGAGTCTTTTTATAAGCCCAGCGAGGGATTGTTGGTGAGGTAATATTTAATTGGTTTCTGTGATCGGAAAATATTTGTATTTTCTCTTTCAACTCATTATCTGGCAGAGGTGTTTCATGCAGCACGATTTCACGAAATATCCGAACGTTATTTTTAAGGTTATTATATTCGCCTGCTGCGGATTTATACTGGCTTGCCTTTCTACTCGGATTTAAAGCGGTGTTTATAGCAGTTAAAATCGTGAGTATTATTGATATAACAATTGTTACTGTTGTCATGTCTTTGATGGCACTTAACCCAGTAATTGCAGCTAAAATTGCTATAGTCACACCAATTATTAAGTTGCACCAATCCCAAGGAACAGAAGCATTATAATGTGATTTCGATGAATAGAGTGCATCCTCTTCAATGCGGAGGCACTCATTTTTAATTTTTTCAATAAGCTGGCTATTCATTCCACACCTAATTATAATTTTGCACTATGTAGTATTTAATTGTAACGCATAATGTCAAGTCAAATATCATTTTTTACACTCATTCTTCCTCTATTGCAATATTTCTGCTTGTTGATAGTACTATAGTGTTGTCAGCATTAGCCTTTTGTACCCGGTGGTCTGCCAGCATTGCGTGTCACCCTGCATGCAGCAGCCGCCCGGCTCGCCCGGCAACGTGTCGCCGCATTTCCCACAGCTACTTTTACGCAGCTCGGCCAGCTGTTTATGCAACTGCTTGTTGTCTTGTCGTATGAGGCCGATCAGGTATTCCGTCACCTCGTAAGGCTCCCTCGCGATCCGGCGCTGCTGGCAACCTTCCAGGATCATCGCCATTTCCTGGCTATCGACGCGCAGGGTTATAGTGGTGATGCCGTTGGCCTTGTCGCGCTGGCGCTGGCTGCGTTTACGTTCTGCTGATGTGGTCATGCTATTCCTCCGATTCCTGTTGTTTTGCCGCTTCTCTTCTCAAATGATTGCCGACAAGCCTTTCCTTCTCGGATACCTGCCGTTTCCATAGCGCAGTAAGGCGAGTCAGCGCGCTTGGTGTGGCTGCTGGTGTCGGTTGCAGGTACAAGCAACCGTCAGCCCGCGCTCTATATCGCTTGCCGTCAACGATCACTGTTGCCCCTTTGGCCGCCGCCTTCAAAATGCTGGCGTCCAAGCTGAAGCCTATCGACTCAGCGAATCTTTCTATCCGGCGTTCCTGCGGGCTGAGTGGCCGGCGGAGCGTGCCGATCCCATCGCTCGCGCCCGCCGGTCTGTCAGCTGCCGCATCCTGAATGTCGCCTAGGTAGAAATATGCCAGCGCACGCTGCTGCTGCTCTTGGTGAATCTGTTCGCGCCAGCGTGCCAGGCTGTCTGGATCTGGCTGTTTTGCCCGGATTTGGGGCAGATAATCCCCCTCATCAGGCAAGGCGAAGCCCTCGGCGACTGCCGCGTATTGGTTTTTCACTCTTTCTGGCGATGTGCTGCGTATCCGCCGGAGCAACAACCGCCGTTCTTTGTCGGTTAATTGCTCAAAATTGAGGTTTTCTGGTGGTGGCGGTGGCTCCGGAGGCTGTTTGGTTTTTAACCTTTCCGGCGATGCCGTACAGTTATTGACAGAGCTCCGAGAGGGCGCAGGCGCGCCCTTAAGGTCAACGGCCAGGTCAACGGCACGCGCTGGCACAAACTTCCATTCTGTCGTGCGGGTGATGATTGGCGTGTCGATGCCGACAGGCGGAGAGAACACCCCACGGATCCGGATCACGTCTTCGCCATAATCGTTCGGTGTTTCTGCCGGCTCGTAGTAGGTGCGCACGACCAGATCATCGCGACGGACAAACGGCCCGCCCTGGGCGTTGACGTACTCCGCCCACTTCCCGCAGTCGGCAGCATCGTGCACGGCAGCGAATTCGACGCTCAGGCCGACGGCGGTTTCATGATCGGCCATGCGGCGCAACTCACGATAAACCGTTACCGGCGCGCCGCCGATAAACTGAAACTGACGAATACGCCAGCGGGCCGCCCAGGCAGACACGGCCGGGGCGACTTCCTTCAGCTCTTTGCCGCTGTCGTCGTCAAGCTCACCGTCTAGCGCGTAACCGTCGATGTTTTTGCTGATGTATTTGGCGATGTAGCCGGTTGCGCTGCCTTTCTCCGGATCGATGGCTTCAGCGTGGAAACGGGCCTTTCTGGTGCGCTCGCTGTACAGCTCGCCGGCGTCTTCCTCGCAGGCGTAGCTGCGCAGAATACTGCGCACCTGTTCCACGGCTTCAGGACGCATGAACAGCAACATATGCCAATGCGGCGTACCGTCGGCATGCGGCTCGGCCACGCGGATCCCAAAAATTCGAATGTCTTCGCGGTGCAGCTTGGCGCGGGCGCGCTCCCAGACGCCGCGCAGGTAGCGCTGCGTTTCGTCCGGGCTGGCTCCGCGCCATTTTTTATTGCGGTGGCCGTGCTTGTTGGTGGCGTGGAAGCGAGAAGGGGCCGTCAGGGTGTAAAACTCTCCCACAAAGCCCATTTCATTACATATATTCTCAAAGCCGCGGATGCGCGCCATCAGCTCGCAACGGCGGATCGCCGGGTTCGCCACGCTGTGATCGTATTTGTCGATCAGCGAAATGCGGTTGCCCTCGTCGTCTTCCAGTTCCATCGACTTGAGAAATTCGCGCGTGCGCCGCTTCTGCTCCCGCCAGTCTCCGACGGTTGGCCGGCTGGCGTATGGCGTCGCCTTCTTGCTGACGTGGCCGATCGCGATATGCAAGTGCTCTTTCCATCGGTCAGCATGCCGGCGTAGGCGGCGCAGCCACCAGTTTTCTGACAGCATGCGCCGCACCGCCGGCCCGGTATTCTCGACCGTCATTTTTTCGCTGTCAGACTGATAGGTATCCCACAGCGGCGGGGTCTGTTTGAATCGGCGGGTCAGGGCGGCAGCGCCCAGGTATAGCTCCAACACGCTCAGGAACTCTGAAGCACTGCCGGAATCATCATCGATAACGCTTAACTCGTGCTTGATGGTGATCGCGATATCTTTGGCCAACAGCTCGACGTCGGCGCGGCTGGCATCTGGCAACCGATTGAACCGCTGGCATAGATCGGCGTCGATGTTATTTTCTGGAATGCGGTATTTCTCGTTGACGAGATCAAGCCGTGGCAATACGCGCTCGACAAAGTTTTTCGTCAAGTACGCATTGCCCCGGCGGATGCCCTGGGATTCTTCCAGCTGGCTGATGTGGTAACGCACATCGCGCTGGATCAGTTGCGGCTGCTGCTCAAGCAGATGATGCGCGCGCAGGGTGGCGGCGATCTGTTCTTCGGTCTGTTTTTGGCTTTCTGCCAGCAGGTCTACAGGTGCATCGATCGCCGGGCGTGGGGCGTTCCACGGAAAGGCCCATTCAAAAGCAGGCGCGCCGCTGCCAGGGTATGGCAACGGCGGTGATGGTTCATAGCGGCCGCGTGACGCTTTATTCACGCTTGCGCTTCCAACGCAGTGATAATTTCACACATGGCTTTCGGTGGAACAGCGTTTCCTCCCATGTGTACGCACAGCTTGTGCGATGGCGGTTTGATGTAGTCCTCCGGGAACGTCATCGCCAGCAAGTTTTCGTCGCGGGTCAAAATGCGCATGCGATCGCCGTCGACAACCGCCCAGCGATCGCGCGTGGTGATCGTGCCAATCGGACGGGAAAGAGAGCGGCCTGTTTTGGTGTTGCCGTAGTAGCTGAAAAGGAAACGATCACCGAACTGTGCGCGGCCATTCTTAACGCGCTCCAGCGTTGCAGCTGCGCGCCCCGGTTTTTCAATCGGCTGCCATTTGCCGGCGTCGAAGTCGATAAAGGTGCTGGCCGGCACATGCGGCATTTTTGGTAACTTCAGGAACAGTGGGTTTTTGCTACGGGTGCAGATAATGAACAGTCGCACGCGGTTTTGCGGAACACCAAGATCAGCACAATCCACGATGTGCGGCGCAAGAGAATATCCCAGGGCTTGCATCGCCGCTTCCCATGCTGGGTAAAGCCGCCACTGAAGGAACTCCGGCACGTTTTCGATGATGACTTTCGGCATTCTGTGGAATTCGGCAGCAGATACTACCGCCCAGGCCGTGGAACGGCTGGCGTCGTGCTGCGGGTTTCCTGCCTTCTTGCCGCGTGCTTTGCTGTGGCCTTGGCAGCACGGTGAGGCCATCATCAGATCGTGCTGAGGCATCATTGACCAGTCAGCCTGGTGCAGGTCTTGGCAAACGTGGATTGTGCCGGGATGATTCGCCTTATGGGCTTCGACGGCGGCGGGCCAGTGATTACCAGCCCAAACCACGTCAGCACCTGCCATTTTTGCGCCGGTAGATGAACCACCCAGGCCGGCAAAGAGATCGCTCACTTTCAGCATTTGAATGGCCCTCGTTCGATGCTCAACATGACATAACCCGGTTTCCACGGGTGTAAATCGGTAACATGGGTGATTCGCACCCAAACGTGCTGACCTGAAAATCCTTCAAGACCATCGCAATCCTTCAGCCATCCGTATTCGAACAGGCACAGCAGATCGCCGACGGAATAGCCCCGATCGTTGATGCGAAACTCTGCTTTCTTTTCACCGCTGACTACTGCCGCGAAATGCTCCGGCAGGATCTTTAGTTCGTGTTTTTTCATGCTGTTGCCTTCAAAGTTGCGATGATCTCGCCAGCTGTTGCGCGGCTGGTAGTTTTGGCGCTGACAGAACGGCGTGCGGTGGCGGTGGTGATGGTGAAATCGGAATACAGCTCCCGCGCGGCGTCGGTTTCGCTGTTCGAGGCTACGACGTGGCGGCCGCGTTTTGCCGCAATGCGCAGCATGCGCGCCAGCTTTCTCTGCTGTTCGCTGGTAAAGCCGTCGGTGTGGTAGCTGGTGAAATTGGCGGTGGCGCTGGCCGGGATGTAGGGCGGATCGCAATAAATCACGTCGCCGGCCTGTGCCATCCTGATCGCTTCCTGGAATGCGCAGCACAGGAAAATCGCCTTTGTGGCCTGCGCCTTTTCAGAGAAAGCTCGGATCTCGTCTTCGGGGAAATAGGGCGCTTTTCGATGACCGAACGGCACATTAAACTCGCCGCGCAGGTTGTAGCGGCAAACGCCATTGAAACCGTGGCGGTTCAGGTAAAGGAACTGCGCAGCGCGGTACAGGAAATTACTGTCGCAGCGAAGATTAAAATCGGCGCGTACAGCGTAATATCCGGCCTCGCTGGCGTGCTCCCTGAACAAGTTGCGTGCTTCGCGGATCAAGACGTCCGGCAGGTTTTTGGCGACGTTGTGGAAGTTGATCAGATCGCTGTTGATATCGCACAGCAAATAGCTTTCATAGTCGGTGTTGAGAAACACTGCGCCGCTGCCGACGAACGGTTCAACCAGTCGCTTACCGGCTGGCAGATGCTGGCGCAAGGTGCCAATGATGCCGGCCTTGCTGCCCAGCCACTTAAGGGCTGTTCTGGTCATGGTTTACCCCTTGAAATGACGTGATTTTGCTTCTCTGGTGGCCTGGCAGTGCACGCAGGTGCTGACGCCATGAATCAGGCGGCGGCGCTGCTCAGGGATGGGTGCTCCGCATTCTTCGCAGTGAAATGCAGAAGGCCCGCAAGGTTGCGGGCGGGCGTTTTTGATTTGGGCGTCAAGGATTAGCTGATGCCGTTCCTGTGCCATGTCGATTTGATCGGCCATTGGGCGTCCTTAGTCGTAATTGCGCAATTCAGGCGGCATGCACTGTTGATTAAACTCCCGGCAGCATCTGCACTGGCGGTATGCGAACCAACCCACGACCGCAAAGGCGAGGACAAACCAGACGGCGATTACAGCAATGAAGGTGTTCATTTCGCGGCACCTTCTTGTTGAGTGCCGATCTTTTGGCGGGCAGAAATCCAGCTTTTCAGCATGGAAAGGATTTGATCGCGGGTGGCGTTGTCGGCCTCAAGGCGTTCAATCCTCGTGCTCAACAACTCCAGAAGTTGCAGCCGTGAAACGCAGCGGGCATCCGCAAGCAACTTCATTAATTCGGCTTCGTTCATAAAAACCCCCTGAATTCAGGATGTAGGAAACCCGCCACCAAAAAGGCGGCATTTTTTTATTTCGGGTGGTGGATATATTTCAGTAAGCGCTGAATGTGCCCACTGAAATATATGCCGGGTTTTAGCCATGCCCGGCGCATGAGAAGGTAATCGCCCGATCTAAGCAGCCCATTCTTTTGTAAGGACGCAACCGGATTTCATTACCTATCTGGGAGCACACCCCGGACGCCAATCCCCCACACGTTGATGGGAGGGTGCGCTCTCAGATAGGGCCGGGCTTTCCCGGCTCAGGCTGACTGTTCAACCGCTCGCGGGTGAGGAATATCGCCGTTGTTGCATCGCATGATCAGACTGTCGATAACGGCGGCGTCCGGGGCGTGGCCGGCGGCTTCTGCTGTACTCAGCAGGCCAGTTAGGCCGATGCACAGACGGAATGCGTAATCGTTTAGTGAAACAGCGCGTACAGCTGGCGCGATCGCAGTGGCGGCGTTGATGTTGTTGGCTTTGACGTGGTACTGCGCCAGAAGGTCGCCCACTAATGTGATGTATGCCTGTTTCATGCTGCCGCCTGGTGCTGTGAGTAAAGTTGGTCGATATAGCCGGTCGCCTGTGCTTGCGCATCGAATAAGCCATAAGACTGCTCGCCTTGGCTTACTTCATATCTGGCGATCTTGTTTACGGCGGTGCGTGGCCGATGGGTAATGACAAATCCGCGATAAGTTGATGAATGCCTGCTCAATTTAATTAATGCGTGCATGGCTATCTCCCGGCTTATTGAAATGCCGTAGCGTTCGCGATGTAGTTGCCGCTGGCCGCCAGGCTGTGTGCGTAGTAAGCAACCATGTTCACCTGCAACAGTTCGCGACGGCCTGGGGTGGTGCGCGGCATCAACGGGAGGTAGTTGCGGCGTGCATCGCTTTGCACCTGCTCCAGTGGCATCTTGAAGAATTCGGCGAATTCTTTGAGGGTCATACGCGGCTTGATGCCGTTCTTCGTGATGTACTCCAGCGCTAATTCCGTAGCGCGGTTTTCTGAGGTAGAGCGCCCGGCGTGACGCCCGACACGAACCTGTGATCGCGGTTGATTAACTTCGTTTACCTTTCTTTGAGCTTGGCCTTTCATGCGTTATCCTCGGCAGATCAACCTAAATTAACTTCGTTTCACTTAAATGATCCTCAATTGAGGATGTATTGGGTGAGGATAATCTTCAGGAGAGGATGATGTCAAGCGGGTACGGAGAAAAACTTAAAGCGGTTCGTAATGCAGAGAAATTAACGCAGCCGGAGCTAGCGCAGCTAACAGGGGTGAGTCTGGGCGCGATCAGAAACTATGAAACCGGCCAGCGAGAGGTTGGGCTTGGCGTTCTGGATAAGATTGTTAAACACCCACAGTTCGAAAAATACACGATGTGGATCATGACCGGGAAGACAATGCCCGAAGTAGGACAAATCTCCCCGGCTCTCTCCCCTGATGGGCAAAACAGCACACCCAACCACCAAAGCGGCCGGAAGGCTGGCTAACCATCTATAAAATATGGGCAAATTGGGGTACTGGCGGAATTTGTAAAGAGTCGTATTTCTGGGAATAACCATAAAAGGAGTTTTAAGTGGAAGATTTATTTTTTGCCTACATCACAGCGAGCAAGAAAGTTTCATCTTACGGCCTGTCTTCACCTGAACGGGTTGGCGACTATGTCCAAGGCATTTGCATGCGTAGTGCCAGCTATAAGACATTTCGATTAGACCGCTTTATCGGCTTTTTCGGCGACATGCAGGAAGCCGAAGAGTATGCCGAGAAGGTGCGCCAGTTCCTGCTTGAGTCCCCCGACGCTGAAGAATTGCCTATTTTTGCTGAGCTGCGGGAGCAGAAAAAATATAAACGGTATGAGTCCCCCGCAATGCTCAGGCCGCTTGACTTCAGTGGGCCAATGGAAATCTGTTTTACCGGATTCAAGAAGGATGACAAAGCGCGGCTTGCCGCTGTTGCCTCAGAGCATGGAATGATCGTTAGAAGCGACGTCACCGTAAACCTTCACTTCCTTTGCGGTGGCTACAACGCCGGCCCGAAAAAATTAGAGGTAGCTCGTAAAAAGGGCACTCTCATTTTAAGGGAGGACGAATTTTTATCCCTGGTTGCAACTGGTGAGTTGCCTGATGACTATGACAGGTAGATATGAGCATAAAATCCAGTGGTAGTGGCGAATGGCTGGTAGATGTTCGTCCACAGGGGCGTGACGGCCCGCGCGTTCGCAAGAAATTTCCAACGAAAGCGGAGGCGCAGGCGTTCGAGCGCTGGGTGATCGCCACCCAGCATAATAAGGGGTGGATGGATAAGCCCAAAGATCGCCGACCGCTCTCGGAGCTGATAGAGCTATGGTGGTTGCACTACGGCCAAACGCTCAAGGCTGGCCGCTGCACATATTTGGCACTGATTGCCTTTGATGCGTACATGAAATACCCGCGAGCCGATCAGATCACGCATGAGCTGTTCTCTGATTATCGCGCTGCCCGTCTCACGGAAGGGATTAGTCCTCGGACTATCAACAATATGCAGATCCGACTGAGTGGGGTGTTTACCGCGTTGACGGCCGCCGGCAAATTTCATGGCGAAAACCCGATGAAGGGCCTGAAACGGGCGAAGACAAAGCGATCTAAAATGGCGTTCTTGACCAAGCCTCAAATCGCGCAGCTGTTGCAGGAAACGCACCCAAATGACATACAGGCCGTTCGGCTTGCTTTGGCTACTGGTGCTCGTTTCGGCGAAGTCGAAAGCCTACTCGACGAACACATCATTAAAAATCGCGTCACCTATGTGGACACAAAGAACGGGAAGGATAGAACCGTCCCTATCTCGCCGGAGTTGTTCAAGGACATCAAAGGCTCCATCGTTGGCCGTCGAGTGTTCCCTAAGTTGAGTTACACACGGGTGCGCCAGTTACTGAAAAAACTGATCCCCGACTTGCCGAACGGGCAGGCAACTCACGTTTTCAGGCACACGTTCGGTTCTCACTACATGATGAACGGGGGCAATATCCTTGCCCTACAGAAGATTTTAGGACACGCCACCATTGAGCAAACTATGACCTATGCGCACTTTGCGCCTGATTATCTGCTCGATGCCGTAAGATTCAACCCGCTGGAATATCACCAGGATGACAGTGTCCACATTTTGCCAAAATTAGGTTGAGCCTGATTACACTCGGTTCGCTTAGATTCGCTTCGTTAATTCATGTTTTTTTGTTAATTAATTGATTTTAAAGTAATGAATTTCACCTTCAGCGCCTTGCGTCCACAAGGAGATCAAAAAAAAGCCCGCAAGTCAGCGGGCAAAAGTTCCTTGTTACTTCTTCATTTGCTGATACTTCTCTGGGGGGAAGCACCAGGAAACAGACTAACCGTTGTGCGCTTAAGATTCTGCGGACAAAACGTTAAGAAAGTGAAAAGCCGTTGGGCTGCTACGCTTTAGCAGGATCCATACAGGTTGATGCCGGATTAACTACCGGCGCGGTATTTTTCTCACCTCATTTTGTAATACACTGACATCACTGATAAATGATGGGGTACGGCATGAAAGTTAACGATCTGGTCACGGTAAAGACGGATGGCAAACAACGGCGTGAAGGGGTGATCCTGGCGGTAGAAGAGTTTAACGAAGGGATCATGTACCTGGTTTCTTTGCCGGACTACCCAGCCGGTGTTTGGTTCTTTAACGAGATTGACAGCCGTGATGGTACCTTTGTTGAACTCCGGCAGGCGGATCCCAAGTAATAGCCTGACAATGGCCGTTACTTCACTGGCGCATTAATTTAATTCGCAAAATTTCCGTTAGGTAATTATCCCGGAAAGGGAGGAAAGCTCTGTTTTTAAAACGGGAATACCCGTCGCGGCCGAGAGTATCGTCGCGAGCAGGTATTTAGGTTATTTAAATGCGCGGTTTCCAGCAGGACACTCTGAAAGACATTTAAAACCAACGTTTGGCAGACTAAACGACAAACCTTTATCTAGCGGCTATTGACAAATATTCCACTGGTCAGGGTGTCGGTCAAACGAACAACATGGTAAATAATCTGCTTGTTGTGCGTTTTAATTTTTCTTTTGATATTTCCCTTATGGGAAGACACGGTTTTGGCCTTAATTTGCATCTGGTCGGAGATCTGGATAGTACCCTGACCCGACATCCACATGCGCAGCATGTTTGACTCGGTTTGGCTCAGCGTAACGGGAGTCTGATCAAATGAGGTTTTTTCCGTGCGGGGCGCTTTTCTCTCCAGATAGTGACTAAGTAGTTGATTCATAGTCTCTGGTTTGATTGATTTTGACGAGATGATGACATTTTTACGAACATATAAATAATCGTCGAAATGTACGTTGGTGATGGCCATAAAGATGAAGAATAAGGTGTCAGGGTGTAGTGAAATCACCCCTTTTATACGTTCCGTAGCGTTCGCTTCGTGTATAAAGCAGTCTTCATTAATAAAAACCAGGCTGGGTTTCAGCTTGCTGCACTTTTCGTGCAGATCGTCGATATCGTTGATGGCATTAATCTGGCGTTTTTTTACTCCGTGTGTTGTCAGGTAGTCTGTCAAACCTAATCTGGTATAGCTGCATGAATCCATAATGATCGTTGGCAT